TTGAATACCAGAGTGACAATACGTCACGGAATCAGGAGCAATTTTCATACCCTGATTAGTACTATTCTTTAATCCTTTTGGATTGTATAGGAAATAATTTGCTGACTTCTGTGTGAGTTGAGTATTAAGATCTGCACCTCTCAATTCACCAGGTTTCTTTTCCTCATACTCAGTAACTTTACGAATCTTACGTGGGTCAATATATCTAAGTTCGACCATTCCACCTCTAGGGTTTTTAGGATCGATTACCTTATGATAAAAAAGTCTCCCATCAACATACCATCGACGGAAGATTTCGTAAGATCTATTTTCAAAATCAAGAAGACGTAGGATTTCATCGAACTCCTCACGAATCAACTTCTTAATTTTTTCTGATTGTTTTAGATTTGATAACTCTACTGCGACAGGAACATCATCAAAATTACCACAGATAGTTTCGTTAACTACATCATCAACTGCACTATCACATTCTGGTTGTAAAACCATCTCCCTATATCGGGTGATTAGTTCGTACTCATTACGAATCGTACCATCAAAATCAACAGAATAACCATAGTAACCACCGCCTACGATAGGTTGCGATCCATCTAGACTATCCTTTTGAACAAAAGAAGGCCCCTTGGGAACCTTCTTTGCCCTCTCTAAACTAAATCCAAAGAGCTGCGACATTATTTAAAACTTATTGTTCCTTCTCTATTTAGCCTAGTTACAGATCACTCGTCTGCGTCTAGAGCAACTGGCTCCCAGTATTGTACTTGAAGTTCAACAGTAAATTCTTCAATAGCATCATTGTTACCGAAATCAAGATCGATAGCAGCAATGTTACTTGGGAACACATCTCTGAATGCATACTTCCTGATTGTCTTATGACCAGTATCTGCACCTTCAGATCTAGCATCTCTTGCTAACTGACTTACCTGCATATCAGCAAAATAATTTTGTGATCCTGCTGAATCATCAGTATTAGTTCCACTACCCCAAGTAGTGTAGTTTTCGTTATATGCCTGAATTCTTTCTAACCAAACTTCAAATGCATTTCTTAATACAAATCCAGTATCGTTTTGTATTGTAATTGTCCATGGCTCGAATGTTCTATCTCCAGCGATCTTTAGAACACGACCTCTAAAAGGAACCTCAACAATACCTATCTGTGAGGATGGTAAATTTGCTGCTCTAACTAGAAAGTTACCTTTCTTTTTAAGTTGATCTGCAGATCCATTACTTCCATTCCCAGTACCTGTAGCATTGCTAGTTACAAATGATGGAAAATTTAAATCAACCTGAAACAAATTAGGTCTAGCGAAGTCACTCGAAACCTGTGCTTTGAATTGGTCAATAGAACCTATTGCTCCCATGATAGAAAATCCTTTGTATTGACTTGTCCTTTATATTTATTATTATTGATTTTTTTAGACAAAAAAATAGCGGAGTTTCCTCCGCTATTTTGAATCCATCTCGAACTCAGAAGTATTTAGTTTGCTACCTCACCAAAACTTACTCCAGTACGTGTAGCAACGAATGTTAGAGTAATGTAGTTGATTGTGCGTGTTGGCTTCACGTAGATTTCTGCGTAGAACTCACCACGATCAACAGCCTCAGGTGGGTTGTTGGAAGAATCACACTTAACTAAGAAATCAGTTACACCACGACGACCTTGTACATCACGTAGATATGGTTCAACAATATTCAAGAATAATCCTCTCTGTGCCTCATCGTTTTGCTCAAAGAGTTGTGCCTTAGCAGCACCAGATATAACACGCTCGATTGTTAGGAATAAACGACGAACATTAATTCTATCGAATGCACTAGCAAATGATTGTGCTGTCTTATCTCCATAAAGGATAATTCCTTGTCCAGGGAATGCTACTATTGGATTAACTCTTGAACTGTATAGTGTGTCACGTTGAGTCTTGTTAGGTGTATATGCAAGTTTAATTGCATTTCTTATACCACCACGTTGGAAACCAGCAGGTGAGAACCAAGGTTCTGCAACTTCTGTTGTCTGTAAACATAGTCCAGCAACATCACCGTTAGTTGGAATATAACGATAGACATCATTGTACTTATCGTACATGTACTTATATCCACTATCAAATGCGACATAAGAAGAACTTGGAAGTTGATCAAAGAACTCAACAATGTTTGTTGTTGCAGTTGTTTTATTTGCTACACCAACAACATTTGCTCTACGTGGAGAAACGAATAGCATGCAATCTCTACGCTCTTCAACTATATTAACAAGTGCGGTAATCTTAGCAAGAGCAGCAGCATCATCAGCACCAGAAGGTCCAGTAAGGATGAAATCGATTGTTTGTGACTCAGGATCAGAAACTAATTCGTATGCACTAGAAACATCAGAGTTACCAACTGAATAAGAAGATCCAGCAACTGTGTAATCAGCACCATCTGCTAAACGATAGTACCAAGTTGAGTTGTTCTTAGATCCAAGTGTTGTTGCACCAGCAGGATAATCAACAGTACCGTCAGCAGAACGTAGAAGGTTAAACTGACGACCAGCAACAGTTTGTCCGAAGTTACCATCAGAAGCAGTACTAGTTGCAGCAAATCCTGTTGCCTCATGTGATCCCCAATAGATGTAAGCAGAACGCTGTTTAATTACAGTTGGATAGTAATTAACTTCACCAACTGAAGTCTTAGCATCAGTTCCTTTAGATACACCAATGAATCTTTCAAGAACAGAACCAGCATTTCCTGTAATCTTACCGTCAATATCAATGACTAAGATGTGTAACTCATCTCTGTATCCACCAGCAGCAGTTGCATATCCAGAAGTACCAGGACGAGGAGCAACATTAACCCACTTAAATCCAGGAAGATATTCACGCTCTGCATACTCACCACGAACTGAAGTAATTGCAACAGCAGTTGAGTTAGTATCCTGAACACTATCAGCAGCAGCAAATGAAATGCTATCTTTATCTAAACCAATATATAAACGACGCTCAATACCACTTGTTGCGATTGCAGCACTATTAGTTCCTTGAGTAATTGCTTGTGCATCAGCAAGGATACCAGTAACACCACCACTAGGAAGACCAATCTCTAGTTTCTTATTGGTTGAATCCCAAGCAAGAACATTAACAGTTTCATTAGAACCACCAATGTTAATAGTTGTAGCAGCACCAGGAGTGAATGACCCAACAACAGTTTCAACTGTTAATACAATACTATATTTAAATACTTTACCAGCAGCACCAGAAGTAGCAGATAGAGCTTCATCAGCAACAAACTCATGCTCGTTACCTGAACCAGGAGCAGGTAGAACCGCAATCTGATCAGCACCAGCGTCTGTTACAAATATTCCTATCGAGTTTCCTTTAGTACCAGCAGTCCTAGCAGCAAACTCCCAATTGTTTGCAGCACCTTCAAATGTTGATTCATATTCATCAAGATTTTTAATAAGAGGAGCAGTTCCAGTATTAACTCCATTCTTCAATGCAGTTGAAGAAATTCTAATTCCTTTAAGAGTACCACCATAAGCAAGATACTGTGATGCAGTAAACCAGTACTCATAGTTATAATCATTTGGTTCCCCAAAGATTTCTACTAATGCTTTTTCTGTAGATATATCTACTACTTCTTCAACAGGACCCAGTTCAAAAGGAGCTGCTAATACACCTACGTTTGCTGTCGAAAGGCTGGTGATTGTCGTCAGGTCTCTTTCCTGTATGACTACACCTGGCGATGATTGATTGGCTGCCATGTTTATAAACTCCGATGAATATCCCGATAGCGGTTAACTAAGATTATTTATATTTTTGAATCTTCACCTGAAGTCTAGCATGTGCTGTACATCCCCATATTCCGCAAGTTCCCACCTCTCACCTTGAGCATCTACAAAACTATCTTCCTCCTGTCCATCAGTAATAAAACCAAATGGAGCCATATCCTGTTCTATTGAATCTCTTTGATCCGCATATATCCGAGCTCTTACGTCATTGTCATGCATCTCTTTAAAATATTCTTGCATAGCCATCCACGCAAACATTACTAAGCACATAGCGAGATCATCATGACACCCATCTTCTGCTTGGAATGATTGACCCTTTTGAATGAACGTAGTTAGTTCTGCAATAGTATCATAATCTTTAATAATTAATTTATCATCTTCTATTAATGCTTTAAGGTTAGAACATCCTACTTGTTTAACAGCAGTACTCATCTTAACACCAAGTTGTGTCTTCTTACCTGAGAACCCTTGACCAAGTTGTTGCCCTGCTCTTCCTCTCATAGCAGCCATTAGTAGATTTTCATATTCCAAATCGTACTGAATGATGTCTGCTACTTGACCTCCAATATCATTTACCTCACAAAGTATATAAGCATTATTATAATTCTTAGCTACATCAACTATAATATTGGGTAATATGATAGGTTTAATTTCATTGTTCTTATATCTTGCAACTAAAGTATACGGTAATGTAGTTGTATCCATGACACAAAACGCAGAGTAATCCCCACCAATACCACGTGATACATCAACAGTAACAATATAGTTATGATCTTCAATTGCATGTTCATAAACTGCTAAACCCCTATTTTGTTTAATAGGATCTTCATAAGGCATAATCCTCAACTTACTTGGACTAATTAAAGTATCAACTGATCCTAAAAACTCACAATCAAACTCAACTCTGAACTGTTGCTCAGAAGTATTTCTAATAGTTTGTTCCTTCCACTCCTCATCCCTACCAGGAACTTGAGACCAATGAACTTCTGTGGGTACATATTCATTCGACTTACGCTCTGCATCATGCCACAACTTATAGAACATGTTCATTCCATGTGGAGTGGAAATGATAATTACTTTTGTTTTCTTACCAGAAGATATAGTAGGATAAACGGAACTAAAGAATTGTTCTGCAATATGGTTCGGAACGAACGCAAATTCATCGAGGAAGATGATGTTAAATGACATACCTCGGACAGCACTCGCAGACGTAGAAGCTGCAAGAATTTTTGATCCATTTTCTAACTCCAGTGATCCTTTATTCCAACCAACAATACCTTGTTGCATCCACTTAGGTAGATTTTCATAGGAAAGTTGTAACCTCCCTAACATCTCTCTTGCAGTTGCTGCTTTGTTTGCAAGTATTGCTACATTAACATTATCATTAAAAATTACATACCACAATAGATATGCTGTTACGATGGTAGATTTACCAGACTGTCTAGGTAGTTTGGCAATATTAAATCTATTCTCATGAAACCTTTGAACCATGTCTTCTTGAAAATCATACATGGTAAAAGGTATGATACCTTCATCAAGAGATACAATCCTAATATACTCTCTAATAAAGTATACAGGATCTTGAGAGCATCTAACAAACTCCTTAACATCTTCTGGACTAAAGTCATATGCGACATTAGCCTTCTTAAGATTAGGATTCCCTAGATAAATTTCTGCTTGCTTGCTCATATTCCTCTGTTGGTATTAACCAGTCAGCATATAAACGTCTGCCTGTTCTACCTTGTGAATCTATATATGTCTGATCAAGACTCGACCAATGTCCCAAACGAACGCCTAATCTCACGTAGGCTCTCAAAATCTTTCTGTTTAGTTCCACCATCATATTCCCAAGCATAACCTTCTGTAATCATTTGCTCGTTGAGTGACAACTCTGCGTCTGCAAGGTATAACCAACCCAAAAGCCTACCATACTTGCCGACCCCACCATGAAGCTCAGTGCGAATAACCAAGTCGTCATCACCTTCAATAGCAGATTCGAGTTTATCTTTGAGCCAGTTTGTTGCGTCGATGCCAAGTGCTTTTTCCTCCAGATCTCTAGTACGTTTTTCTGGAGTATCTACACCAGCTACACGCACCCTTTCTTTTTTATATAGATCAAAACCAAGGTCAATAGTAACATCGATGGTATCACCATCAAGTACTTTATCAATCTTTATCACTCGGAAATTGTAGCAGCTCTTCCTGCTTGGTGGTGTCATCGCTCCCATTTGGCCAAAACTCATCGTACTTAAATATGTAGTAAATTACTATACCTACTGCCACGAGTAGGATAGCAATCATGATATTAATTGACCAAACTATTTCACTCATTATATACTTCTCCTATTTCCCAACAACTAATACCCTCATTTCTAATCATATCCATAGCAAATTCTAAACGATTGGCAGGTAACACTACACAATACCCTATACCGAGATTGAACACTCTCTTCATTTCATTCATATCAACATTACCTTTAAGTTGAATTTTCTTAAAGATTTCTGGCAATGTCCATGAACCATCCCATATTCTTGCAGTCATTCCTTCAGGTATAATTCTATCTACATTCTCTTGTATTCCACCACCTGTGATATGTGCCATACCACATATATCATCTATCTCTTCTAACAATTTTTTAACTACAGGTGCATAGATTGTAGTTGGTGTAAGTAACTCAGGGTGATCAGCATAAAATATTTGATGTCTAGTTAACAAATAATTAACAAGACTATATCCATTACTATGAAGACCACTACTTGCTAATCCAATAACAGCATCAGTTGGTCTAATACTTTTACCATTAATAATCTTTTTCTTCTCTACTATACCAGTACAGAACCCTGCCATATCATAGTGAAGTTGTCTTGGATGTTCAGCAGTCTCTCCACCCAATAATTCTATACCTGCTATCTCACATCCCTTAAGAATACCTTCTACCATTTGTGGTAGATTTTTATCTATCCTTTGAGTAGAGATATAATCTAAAAAATATAATGGTTTAGCACCACAGGTAATAACATCATTGACACACATAGCAACAAGGTCAATACCTATAGTTGTCCAGTCATTAGCAATTTGACATATGTTTAATTTAGTTCCAACACCATCAGCACCAGATACTAAAACAGGTTCCTCGTATCCTTGAGGAACCTGAAACATACCACCGAATCCATGACTGGCAAGAGGTATAGATTTTGCAAATGCATTACCAGCATCTATATCAACACCAGCAGTTTTGTAATCAATCACAATACCTTCCTCTTTAAAGTCAAGAGGGTCATCCCAATTTCGTTGTGTCATTACAGATTTTCTTCTTGTTCTGTTAGTAGGGTTATTGTAGCACTATTTGGTAGTGCAACGCAAGTAAGAACAAAACCATCTTCAAGTTGATCATCATCCAAAAAGAATTGATCCTCTTGATTAACTTCTCCTTCTACAAGTTTCATGCAACACGAAGAGCATGAACCTGCACGACAAGAATAAGGATGATCTAAACCTGCTTCTTCTAGTGCATCTAGTATAGGAGTTTCTTCATCACATTCAAATGTATTAGTTTCACCGTCAGGTGTCTTAAGAGTAATAGTAGCCATTCAAATTTAACAAGGCACTGTTATTTATTATACAGTTCAGTTAACATGTATAATTCCTTTCATACCAGCACCTGCGTGAGGATCGCATTGGAATGTATAATCACCAGGATCAGGAAATGTTATTTCAAAACTATCCCCAATAGCAAATGCTAGATCTCCATGAGATAACTCTGGATGGTCATCTATCATAACATTGTGAGGAGGTAATGCACCATTAGTAAAGGTGATAGTATCACCAGCACTAACAGTAACTTCATTTGGTTCAAAAACCAAATTACCATTTGAACCCATAGTAATTTCTGCAGCATATGCTTTTGCTGCTAGTGTAGCGGATAGGAAGAGTGAAGTAAGCATGATAGTTAATCTGCTCATCCACCACATAATTTCATTTTTCATAAGTTAACGTCCCATAGGCACAATGCCCATTAGATAGTTTAATCCTGATTCATTTGTACAGTAATCAACAAAATGAGGATGCTCCTTTAGAAAAGGTACATCCTCTTTACTGTGTTGAATTGCTTGATACGAGTCTGTAGCATACTCGCATATTTGATGACGATGCTGTTCAGCATCGTGATACCCTACGGTATAGTGTGACAGGGGCATGATCTTTCAATCCCTAATGTACTAATATTTAGTATAGCAGGTGAGTATAATTACGCAGTTTTATCTTCCTTCGCACATATAAGATCATAATGATCTGGATGACTATAAGGTTTCAAACCTTTGTTTTCTTGTTGTTTAGCCTGACGATTTAAGAGCTGTCTATAACGGTCCAGCTCTTCCCGATACTTCTTCTCTTCCTTACCCATTTAATTTGCCTACCAGAATTTTACTTGTAATGGTATGCTGCTTTAGAAGTCTTAGATAATTTGCCTGACCTTACTTTAGTCCCTGAAGTTTCTCCATCTCCTTTGGGATGTTTGCCTGGTGCAGACTTACCTATGTTAATGGATTTGCCTGGTTTCTTGGATTGGGTGTCGTGTAATCTTGCAGGTTTATTTTTATCTTTGGTGATAACTGATTCCTGTCCATGTTTACGTCCTAACCTTCTCATCACTTTACCAAACCTACGCTTGCTCATTTTATCAGGTTTGCTTGTTTGGTAAGAGACCTCTCTTCCAGTCCCTTCTTTTCCATCATCAGATTTATATTTGTATTCACCTACACCCTTCTTATATCCAATACCTTTCTTTTTCAAATCCTTTTCAAGACCTTTACGTTTCTCTCGATTCTTTTTTTCATCACTACCACGATCCGCAGAAATATTACCAGTCACCTTTGTCTTAGACTTGGTGAGCATACGTGTAGTAGGATTACCCTCGACGAGTTTAATAAAGTCTTTATAGTACATAACTTTTAATTGTTCTTTTTGTGCTAACTTATTGGCAGTAGCATACATAACTTCTTTGTCACGTTTTCCATAAAGTTTCTTAAAGCGATGACCACTTTGTGACTTCATCCCTCTAACAATCTTCTCTGCCTTTTGATTAACAAGAGGCATCTTAGCCTCCAACCACTTGAACTTCTTCGACAATAACTGCACTAGTGGCAGCTGTTATCTTAACAGCACGTTGTATTAATGCTTTTCTACCTGATGACCAGGTGTAATCGGCACTAGCACTAGAAGAATCTACGTCAGTAGTTAATATATTAGTACCCGAAATTCCAGTAATCTTTTTACCAGCAGTGCCAGCAGAAAGAAAATTACTATCAATTGTTGGAGATGTTGTATCATCTACAACTGCAATATAATCTCCCACAGAGAATGGATGATTTGCAGATGTATCTTGGATATGCTCACCAACATAATAGTCGCCTGTAGCATCAGAAACACCCTTAACGATCTTTGCTGTACCAGGTTTGCAACCCTTAATAAGAATGAATTCATTCTGAACTAAGGTAATAGCAGGACCACCATTAAAGGAAACGGTAGCAGCACCAGCAGTGGAACCAACTCTATAATAGCCAGTTTGTACTGTTTGATATTCACTAGCACCAGCAGCTACACTGTTAGTACTTAATACGTTGAGGACTGTCATGTCGTGTCTATGTAGTTTCTTCTGTCTTATTTATGTTTTTTAACATCTTCTGTAAATCGGATGTACTCCCAACAAACATAGCATTCGTTACATTAGTTGGTCCTTTCTTATCTTCCTTATCCAACTCTTTCATTTTGGATTGTAAATCTATTAACTTATCTGTTACATCTCCCACTGCTTTGATCGTTGTTGCAGCAACTTCATAAGCACGAGGATGATCACTTGCTCGTGCCACATCAAGTATACCATCTACTGCCTCCTGTCCTTTCATTACTAACATATGCAATTGAGCACGAGAAGTTTCATAATCTTGTTGCACATCAGGTGTCTGACTTTTTCTAAGATCTTTTGTTTGTTCTACATGCTTTTCTAGTTCAGATGGTTCGTCACCAAATGCTTTCTCAAGACCAGAAAAATCTTTATTCATTTGCCCACTCATGTACTTTGAGATTAAAAGAAAAACTTATTCTTATATTATTAGTTAGGTTTGTGGTGATTCCATGCCTCAACCAACCAGGAAATATTAATAATTTCCCTTCCTTTGGTTCATGGTTATGTCTATCCGAAGACCAACATTCACCAACTTCTGTAAACGGATTAGGTGTTGTGAAAAATATATTCCCATCATCCCCACTGGTTTGATGATAATATACACCACTAATATCAGAACCTTTATGATTATGTATGTGTCCGTGATTGCCTTTTAGGAATTTAGAAAACCAAGAAGAGATTACCTCAACTCTTGTCTTCTCATAAAATTTCATTGCATTACAATACTGCTCAATATGTTTAGATAATTCCTTACTAAACACTGGCATCTTGTGTAATAAATCTGATTGAAAATTAAGGTCGGTAAGATAATGAGTTCCCCATTTCTCATGAAACGAGAACTCTGCATTCTTCACGCACTCTTTCATTTCTTTTTGAACATCAACAAAGTTATCTATCCTTTCCTCCACATAAACGTGAGTAGGAAAGTAGGTTTCAATTGTGGGCATAATTTAAATTGCTTCGTCTTGACCGCTAACAGGATTACGCTTCTTCATATCAGTGAAGTCTGAGAACAACTCACCAAATCCAAAGTCATCATCAGACTCTAGTAATGCTGCATCATCTTCATCTATCTTAAGGATAGCCGCACCATTTTGATGTCCTGCAATAGTTGTATTATTCCATCCACGACTAACATGAAGTGTGCTGCCAACAATTCTGTTAACATGCATAACTTCAGTACCAATCTGAATGTCATCTCCTTGTGCAAGAGATGATACACTAGCTACAGATATTATACCATCATTTACATCCATTGCAGCAGTAAGAGTAGTAAGACCCACTCCATCTTGATCTGTCAATGCTGTAGGAGTAACGGTATAACGCTTCTCTCTTGGTGCTTTGGTTGTATCTGTACTTGTATAGTAATCTGTAATAGACTTCTTGATAGTCTTGGAATCTGTAATAGGACCGTATAGATAGGTCTTAGCAACAAATTGAAATGTATATATAATCGCTCTACGATTTGCAAAATCTCCTTCATAGTCATCTTCATATTGAATATCTTGAAGGACTACTGGGACATCTTTGGTTTCCCCGATTTGGGTTGCAAGTTTAACCGAGAGATTATAATGAGGTTGAAAGTACGGAAGAATCTGTTCAACGATTTGTAATCCGTCATCTTGATTCTTCGATATGACTGCTAACTCAAAATTAATATTATATGGGACAGGCATGAAAGCATTCTTATTTTCATCTACGTCCTTTTTAAATTTAATTTTTTGTGTAGGTGAAACTTTCCTAGTGGGGTCATAAGACACACCTGATATCTCAAATGATAATCTAGGTAAAGTAATTTGAACCCTTTTATTTGTAGGATCTGGGTTCTGATCCAAACGAGCTAAAAATTTCTGCTTAGGTCCATATGCCAATGGAACTTTCATCACCTCATCTTGGCGACGTATTTCAATGTTGTTAAACATTGTTCCGAAAGCAACAATAGTCTTTCTGAATATCTCGTGATATGAATAAGTTCCTAGCATTAGATTGTCAAGTCAGTGGATGATGCGACTGTACCAAATGGATTAGATTCGCTAAAGTCAATAATATCGTTATCGGCTGTTTCAAACTCGTAGTTTTGATCGTAGGTAATATTTTTATTATCTACTGTATTATATGTAGCCGTTGTCCAAGATGCACTTGAAGTACCTCCTGTAATTGTTTCTGGTATTGTAAACGTACCTGAACGATTAATAACAATAAGTGTTCTTGTACCAGAATCCCAAGACTTAACCTCAGCAGTTACATTAGAACTACCTCCAGTAACTGTCTCACCAGCAGTAAAGTCTCCAGTACCACCAGCTACAAGACCAACTGTAATAGCATTAGCAAAGTTAGTCTCGATAGCATCAAGTTCAGCAAGACCAGTATCAATCTCTTCGTCACTGTACTCAAAGAGTTCACATTGACATTCCCAAACGTACCCTTTACCTAACTGATAGAAAGGACGTTCGACTTCTACAAACTTAATTTCAAATAAATGTTTTGTTATAGGGAACCAAATTAAATCCCCTTCGTTGGGTCTTCCTTCGACATTGAGTACAGTCGAGTCATCAACCTTTTC